GTCTATGGACTAATCTTTTTTCCAATACAGATGCTGTCTCGCTTCGCACCGAGCTTGCCGATCTTCAGTATCAAGGTCCATCTGGTTATTCGACGTGGATGGGCGAGGTCATCCCGATCCCATCCATTGCCGATGCGTGGAACGCCAACGACGTTGGCGCTACTACAGCTCTATCTAACAGCGACAAGACTGCGACAGCAACCGGAACGAATGGTGCGGCAAGATCAACGCAAAAAAGACTCAACGGTCAGGCTGGTAAATATTATGCGGAATTCCGCGTTGACGCACTGTACAACCGTTTCGGACTCAAGTCCGCTACAAGTAATTTGCTGACGTGGAACACTGAGACAATATACATCAGCGACCAAGGCCTTGTGCTTCTCAACAGCTCTACTATAGCCAATCTCCAAAGTGTTCCCAACATTGGCGACGTGATGTCGCTCGCATGGGATAGCGGCACCAAGCGATTCTGGGCTCGGATCAATAATCTTTTTTGGAATGGCAATGCAGCGGCGGATCCAGCGACGGGAGCGAATGGCATAGATTTTTCGGTGGCTCCCACCACCGACCATGCGCTTTACTTTCAAAGTGGCGTTGTCGGTTCTGCCGGAACGATCCGCACCGAGAAGGACGAGTTCACCCAGACCACACCGGCAGGCTTCCTGTCATGGATGGGTGAGACGCTGGAGGTGCTGCCGGTCGATGGCACCGGCGCATTGGCGTCAGCGCGCGCCACGACCACTTCAAGCGGCATCTCGGGATCGACCAGCCCATCGGGCGGCGTACCGGCTTCAATCGTCATTGAAGGTGGCGATGGCGGGGACCTCATTTTCGGCGCTATCAATTACGGCGCTGAGAAAGAGGGGCAAGCCTTTGTCTCCGTCGGCACCTCGGTCACCAAGATAACTGCAAAGCTCTGTAAGTACGGCGTGCCAACCGATGGCCTGCGGTGCCGGATTTCCACCGCCAATGAGAATTACCTGCCGGTTACGTTACTCGGCACAACCACCGTTTCGGTGGACGCGGTCCCTCTGAACACGACGGGGCCGGTTGAATTTACGTTTGCATCGCCAGTCACGGTCAGCAAAGGTCAGCTGTATCACGTCGCGATAGATCGCATCGGCGCGCTGGACGACGAGAACCTCTACGCCACCGCCATGACATACGGCCGGGTTTATACCCCGATGTATTCGTATGATCGGCAGGGCGGCGGCGAAGTCTGGGAAACCGATAGCGCTGCAAATCTTGTCCTCACCGTCTGGCAGATGGACGGGATAGTGGTGCCACCGCTGCAGGCCGCGTCATCGACGCTGCTCGGCACGCAGCCACCGGTGGTCTCCGGCACCGCGACGCTCACGCCTGTCAATTCGTTCGTCACGTCCAACTTTGCGATCTCGTCATCGACCGGCACTGGCGCGCTAACGATCCTTCAGGCGCGATACAATATCGTCAAGCGATCAGAGGAAATGAATCTGACGCCTTGGGGCGTCGTCGCCGTGACGGTGACAGCCGACGCGGCGATGGCGCCCAATTCAACGATGACGGCCGAGCGGATCAGTGACGGTACGACATATAATCAGCACTGGCTTGGTCAGACCCTTGGCTCGACAGCTGGTGCAGATCATACGTGCTCGATCTATGCCAAAGCTGAGACGTTGTCGTGGTTTCAAATTCAGGTTGGCACCAACGTATATGCCAACTTCAATATCGCGACCGGCGTCGTCGGACTAACAGGCTCGCTCGTCACCGCAACCAGCATCGTGGATGTTGGCAACGGTTGGTATCGCTGCTCGCTCACGGCACCGCTCACCGAGCAGGCCACCATGTATCCGATGCTGCTCGACGACAACGTCGCGCCTGTCGGGCCGAATTATACGAACTATCAGGGCAGCAACAGGTCTCTTCTGTTCTGGGGCGCGCAGGTCGAATTCGGTAGCCTAACCGCTTACATTCCGACGCAGGCCGCAGCAGTTAAGATTGACCAAGGCGGACCGGCACTGACCGGCCTCGGACTAACAGGGTGGTCCGGTACGGGTGCGCTCGATGTGTCGGTGGCCCGCCAGTCTATGGGCGTGGCCACCAACACCAACAATGGCTTTGGCTATGACGTGGCCGCGTCGCAGTTGGGCCAGAGCTTTATCGCAATCACTGGCCAACTCTCCACGATCAACTTGACGATGGCGGTGAGCGGGTCTCCGGCTGACGGCGTCTATCTTCAAGTCTACAACGAGACAACGCCAGCGACCGCGCGCGATCAGCCGTCGGATACGATTGCTGTCCGCACCACCACCGTCAAGAGCTACACGTTCACGTTCAACCCGCCGATCAACCTTGTCGCCGGTAACAGCTACTCGTTTTCCGTCGCCAGAACCGGCGCGATAGATGCAAACAATTTCTACCGACTACGTTGCGACAACGACGTTTATGCCGGTGGCACGCTACTACGTCTGGTGTCGGGCGCGTGGACGACCGTCCCCGCCAATGATGCAACAGGCATACTGGCGTTTCCCAACAACAGCAGCCGCCTCGCGGGTGTTGGTGATGTTTCATCACCGCCAGTCAGCGGCACCGGTACACTAACCACCGGCACCACGGCGCTGGTCTCGTTTGGCAATGTGCGGTTCATCGCCACCGGCGTGATGGCGCCAGCACCGGCGACGATGGTTTCAAGCGGTGTCGCGCAGTATGTTGCGACCGGCGCGCTTAACTTTGCCAACACCCAGCTAGGCAATGCGAGTGCGACAAGCTCGATAAACTTTGGCAAGAAAATAGGTCAGAGCTTTGTTGCCGACAGGGCCGATCTAACGTCAATCAGATTACTCATACGTGCGATTGGCCTTCCGCCGGACGGGCTCTTCGCACAAATCTACAATGAAACAACTGTGCCAGCGACGACAGTTGGTCAGGCGTCTAACGTCACCACTGCTGTATCGGCATACACCGCGCTTGATTTTACGTTTAACCCGCCAATCAAGCTCACTGTTGGCAACAGCTATTCGTTCGTTGTTGATCGTGTTGGCCCGGAGTTGGACAACGACTACTTCCAACTCAAGAGCGATCCGGCCAACGTGTATGCGGGCGGCAATATACTAAGATACACCACGTCTTGGATCGCCACTCCCGGTTCTGATGCCGTTGGTTATCTGCAGTTTGCCAATTACAGCCAGCTGTCAGGCCTCGGTGATGTCGGCTACGTGCCGCGCACCGGCACCGGCGTTCTGTCATCGGGTATTGCGGTGATGGTTTCCGCAGGCAGTACGGCATCGGGCGGCGATGGTGCATTGTTGCCGTCCATGGCGGCGTGAGGAGATTGAATGACCGTCCGGGTAGCTGTCTCGTGGTTTGAACTCCGTGGAGTTCACAACGAGATAGTTGCGCCTGCGGGTGTGGTCGCATGTAAGATCGTAGGCTCCGGCATTGCCAAGTCCAATGCCGTCGGCACGCTGTCCTCGGCGACCGCGACGATGTCGGGTGCTGGCGTCGTCACAGCGGTAGTGGCGCCGGTCACCTTGAATTCGGGCCAGAGCTTCTTGCTGGGCGCGGGCGCCGGGCTGTCGCACGGCAGTGGCGCGGTTGCCACCACCGACGCGCTGATCTCGGGCGCTGGCGAAGGCGCCTCGGCAACCGGCTCTGGTGTGCTGCCGTCGCAGTTCGCGAGCATCGTTGCCACGGGTACGGGTCTGTCGCCGCCGGTGTCCGGCACTGGCGCGCTGGCGACCACCGGCACGGCGCTGGTCGCGAATGGCAATGTCCGCTCGACCGGCACCTCGGTGCTGGCGTCGTCTGTGGTCACGCTTATCGGCACCGGCGCCTCGCTGGCTGCCGCCACCGGCGTGCTCGCGGGATCGAGTGCCGTTGCCGTGGCTTCGGGTGTCTCGGCGTCGCGCTCGACCTCGGGCGCACTGAATGCGCAGAGCAACTTCCTCAAGCTCGGCGACGGCCTAACGAGTTCGGTCGGCAGCGCCACGCTGACGGCTGCGGTCTCGGCTCTGACTGCGCCCGGCATCTCGCGCTCGACTGGCACGGCTACGCTGGCGGGCGCAGACTCAGCCCTCGCGGGCACCGGCGCCACCTTCATCGGCGTCACCGGCGTCGGCACGCTGACTTCTACCGCTTCGCTGGCGGGCGCTGGCGCCGGGCTGTCTCATGGCTCTGGTCCGCTGGCGGCGTCGTCCAGCACCATAGGGGCGCCGGGCGTAACGCTTTCGACCGGCTCGGGCGTCGTTCTCGCGACTGGCACGTCACTGTCAGGCGTGGGGGTGGTCAGGCACTACGGCTCCGGCACCTTGGTGACCACCTCGACGTTGACTGCCTCCGGCGTGGCCAGCTGGATCGTCACCGGCGCATTGTCCCCTAATGCTGCCTCGCTGGTGGCCTCTGGCCTCACGCGCTGGGCCGCCACCGGCGTCGTGTCCTCCAACGCGGCGTCGGTGGCTGGCGCGGGCACCTCCTCCTCGCGTGTGGTGTCCGCGCCGCTGCTGGCCTCGGTCGCCTATGTCAGCGCCTTCGAGGGCGTTGTCGTCATTCAAGGCACCGGCTCGATCCCGGCGCAGTCCGCTGGCCTCGCCTCGGTCGGCTTGGTTAGATCGCAAGGCACGGGCGCGCTGGTCACCCCGGCGGCCGCTCTGGCTGGCGTCGGCCTGTCGAGGTCGGTGAGTTCCTTCGCCTCACTGACTTCGCAGGCCGCCGTCATCACTGCCAACGGGATTGTGGCAGCCAGCGGCACCGGTGCCTTAATCTCGTTTGCCACCCTGTCGGGTGCGGGCGTCATCCTCGCCGCCCCCTCCGGCACCGGCGTGCTGGCCCCGGCAGCCTCGACGATCACGGGCGCGGGCTCTACAGCGCAGCAAGGCACCGGGACGGTCTCGGCACAGGCCGCCAGCCTCACGGCCACCGGCGTCGCGCGCTGGGTCGTCACGGGGGCCCTTTATGCGCAGGGAGCCGGGCTAAATTCGCAGGGATCAGCCAGATGGACGGGCACCGGTACGCTTTCCGCCCCGGCTGCCGTCCTCGATAGCTGGGGCGCCGGGCTGTCATGGGGCACCGGCGTGTTCTTGGCCGCGCGGGCCAATGTGGTCGGCGCCGAGGGCGTCGTCGTCATTGCTGGCACCGGCGATCCGCAGGCGCAGTCTTCGCGGGTCGTCTCGGTCGGTCTGTCGCGGTCGCAGGGCTCTGGCGCGCTGGCCTCCGGTCTCGCCGGGCTGGCGAGCACCGGCGCCGCATTCGTGGCGGGCTCGGGCGCCCTCGCCCCGGCAAGGTCAATCGTCACCGGCTCGGGCCAGAACGTGGCCTCGGGTACGGGCGTGCTTTCCAGCACCGCCACGCTGGCGGGCGTTGGTGCGGCGCGCTGGTCGGGCACCGGCACGCTGTCGGCTGGCCTGTCGCAGGTCGCCGCATCGGGGCTGGTTGTTTCACGTGGAACGGCGGCGCTGGCCGTCGGAAAAGCGAGCCTCGCCAGTTTCGGACGGTCCGAGGTCAAGGGTTCGGGTGCTCTGGCCTCCGGACTGGCCACCCTGTTCGGCACCGCCAACCTGACCACGATGGGCGCAGGCGCGCTGGTGGCCGACGCAGGGGAGGTTTCCGCCTCGGGCCGGTCCGCCTCCTCGGGTTCGGGGCTGCTCAGGCAGGACAACCACCTCGCCGAGGGCGAGGGCGTCTCGGGCTCCCAGATCACGGCCGCGCTGGCGGCGGCGCCTGCCAAGGTGGTGGGTGTCGGCCTCTACCGCATCAACGTGGTTGGCATCGGCATCGTAACTGCCAAGCCCGCCAAGGTGGTCGGCTTCGGCGCCATGACGGCCTATGGCTCCGGCGATCTGGAGACCTTGGCCGCCAACCTCAACGGCAATGACATTGTCGGCGGCGTCGGCGTGCTGGTGGCTGCGTCGCATCAGATCGAGGGCACGGCCGACGCCTTCTGGCCACCCTATCCCGAGCCGTCGCCATTTCCGGGCGGCTATCCCGGCACTACGGGTTGGCACGGCTACGGGACACGGCAGCCGACGCTGCCGCCTCCGGCATGGTGGCGTGCGGCATGACGCAGGGTTCGGTGAAGATGCGCGGCTATGTCGTGCAGCCCGGCGCCGATCAGGGGCTGCCCGATGAGGCCGCCGATCCGATTGCGTGGATGGTCAACCGGCTCGGCACCAACGATCTCGGTCTGCCGCTGCAACAGGCGATCTTCTCCAACTTCAACGACGACATCGTTGTGGAGATGGATTCAGGAACGCTGATGGGTCGCTACGATCCCGCGCGCGGACCGGCGCAGCGCATCAGCATCGGCGACGGGCTTAGTGTTCAGGATGGCGAACTGACTGCCAGTGGCGTGCCGGGTCCGCCCGGCCCGCCCGGTCCTATGGGCGCCTCGGCGTCGATGTTTCTGTATCGCTTCGACTCCAATAATGCGTCTTCCGATCCCGGCGCCGGGCGGGTCCGCATCAACAACGCCAACCCGACGCTGGCGACCAAGTGGTACATCGACCGGCTGACGCAGGACGGGCTCGATCCTACCGCGCTGTTCACCATGGCGACGTTTGACGATCAGTTCATCGTGCAGGAGCGTGGATTTTCGTCGCACTATCAACAATGGAAGCTATTGGGACCGGCGACGAATAATGGCGACTGGTTTGAAGTGCCGGTGGCGTTCTTAGGGCAGCAGGGCGCGAACTTCGCCAACAACCAAGAGGTCACGTTTCTGTTGCGCGCGGTAGGTCAACAGGGACCGGTGGGGCCACCGGGACCGGCGGGGGCGTGGACGCAGATCACACAGGCCGCCTACAACGCGCTGAACCCGCCTAATCCGACAATTCTCTACGTGATCATCGGATGACCGCGATCAACTACGCTGATCGGCTGTTCTACAACCGGCAGCTGGTCAGCCGGGTCTATGCCGGTTCGACCTTGGTGTGGCCGCCGTGGAAGCCCACCGACATATCGAGTTGTTTGATCTGGGTTGATATTTCCCAGCAAAGCTCCGGCATCGCCAATGGCGGGGACATCACGTATCTGAGGAATTGGACCAACGGGCCGACGCCCGTCGTCATGGGCAACCCGCCCAATCCTACGCTTCGCACCAACGCGCTCAACACCACCATGCCGGTGATGCGGATCACCCAAGGGCAGGGGCGCTGGAGGTGGACGGGTCTCAGCCTCGACAAGGAATACACGGTGTTTGTGGTGGGGCGGCGCTGGCAGTTACGCGGCGGCCGCATCCTCACCGCACTGGATACGGCGGCGAACTTCCTGATCGGATGGCACGGCAACGAGTTCGACAGTTCTTATCAGGAAGGCTGGTTCAACACGCCGGGCCCGGTTGGCGGCATCACCGCTACGACGCAGTGGAGGTTGTACTCCTCAGACGGATCGGCAGCGAGCACCTCGCGACTGTTCTCCAACGGGGTGCTGCTCGGTCAGCATCCGACGCCGCCAGCAAGCAAGGGCTGGGGCGGCACGATGAACATCAGCGGCTACACCAACAGTTCAGACGTTGCGGTGTCGCAACAGGCCGACTGCGAGATCGCCGAGCTTGTCGTCTACAACAGGAAGCTCACCGACATCGAGCGGCAGACGGTGGAGAACTATCTCCGCATCAAGTGGAATCCGATCTCGCTGTTTAAGCCTACCGATCTCGGGACCAACCTGCTGGCATGGTTCGACGGCGCCGATGCGGCCTCGGTGGTCACTGTCGGCGGCAAGGTCAGTCAATGGATCAACAAGGGTGTCGGCGCGATGACGATCACGCAGAACACCGACGCCAACCGGCCAACCTACGCCAACAGCGCAGTAAAATTCGCGCAGACGCAGGTCATGAATCCTTCCGGCGCTCCGGCGGACTTCGACTTCTACGTGGTCAGCAAGCCGAATGCGATGGGCGACTGGCGGACTTTGCTGCGCAGCGCGAACAGCCACGAGATGATTCTGGAAGCCACGTCCAACCGCTTTGGCACCTACGCGGGCGGCTTCAACCCGGCGGGCGCATTTATCTGGCCCGGCATACAAGGCATCGGCTTTGCGCGCATCGCTGCGAGCACGGTCACGGCGATGTCGCGCGATGGCAACGTCTTGCTGTCAACGACAGTGGCGCTGCCAGCGACAAGTCCGGCGCCGACAATGTTTGGAGGCTACGCGGGCGTCCCGCCAAGCCAGCCGTGGGGCGATATCAATGAGGTGATATTCGTCACGCACAATCTTGAAGGCGCTCGACCTATGATCGAGGGCTATCTCGCCCACAAATGGGGGATCGCCGGACTGCTTCAGCCGACTCACCTCTACAAGAACGCACCACCGTAACCCGGAGAGAACAATGACAGACGAACAGACCCAAGATCGCGGCACCCAGCTTTCCCAGATGGTTGAGAAGGATGTCCGTGCACTGATCGGCGATCTGCAGATGCAGATCATCGTACTGCGCAGCATGCTGGAGATGAGCGGCCAGTCGGCACAGCCGATGCAGGTACAGCCGCAGGCGCCGCACAAGTCTAACGGGCACGCCAAGGAAGCGCGCGCATGATCACCGTCACGGTCGAGGCCGAATGGCAATTGGGGCGGGTCGAGATCGCGACGCCGCATGATCCCGAGGGCACCGTGATCGGCTACGCCGAGGCGGTGTTGCGGGATGCCGATGGCAACCCCTACGGCACGATGCCGGGCGTCGCCACCCGTCGCATCCTCACCGAGGTGATTGACGACACCGTCGAGATCGAGGGCACCGAGATACACTTCGCGGCGGTGATGGACACGCTCGAATTGTTTTTCGCCAAGTGGCGGCTGGAGGACGAGGGCAAGACCGAGATGCCGCCACCGCCCGAGCCTGTCGCGATGACAGTGCCGCAGGGCGAGATGGACCCGAGGCCTCAATACGACGAACTGCCGCCACCACTCGGTGTCGGCACCGCACCGCCGCCGGTGCAGCCTCCACCCGTCCCCGTGCCCGCACCCAAGGAATAGCGATGTGGTGGAGACCGCCAAGTCGTGGATCAAGGAAAACTCGACGTTGGTGTACTTCCTGATCGCGCAGATGATCGCGATAGGCGCCGGTGCGGCCAGTGTGCTGGCCTACATGGTGAAGCTGGAGACCCGAGTGCACATCATGGAAACGCGCGGCGCCGAGTACAGCGTCGCGCGAATGAACGACATGAAGAACCAGATCACGGTGCTGGAGCAGAAGATCGCGCAGAATGAAGTCTCGATCAGGCGCATCGTCGAACGCTATCTGGACGACAAGGACCGCAAGTAGGCGGCCCTAAAACCTCAAGGTGACATCATGAAACACAAGAACGCTTACGCGTTCGAGGAAACGTGCGTGCTCGATTCAGCGATGCTGAAGGATGAGCACTTCAAGCTGCACGTTACCTCCGACGGCTACATGGTTTGCCAGCCGCGCATCGCGCGCACCGGCATCCAGCTGTATCGCGGCATTGAACTTGGCAGGCCTGACCTTTCAGAGGTGCGGGTCTATCGGCCGGAATCCGAAGTGTTCTCGCGCGACGCGGTGCGAACGCTGGCGGGCAAGCCGGTCACCATCGAGCACCCGGATGAACCGGTCACCGCTGCCAACTGGCGTGACAACGCCGTCGGCTATCTCGGCGACGAGATACTGCGTGACGGCGAGTTCATCCGGGTGCCGCTGCACTTGATGGATGCGGGCGCCATCGAGGAAGTGAAGAGCGGACGTTCGCAATTGTCCGTCGGCTACACCTCGCAACTGCAGTGGGCCGACGGCGTCACTCCGGGCGGCGAGAAGTATCACGTCAAGCAAACTGCGATCAGAGCCAATCACGTAGCGATCACCCATACCGCACGTGGTGGACCCCTTTTGCGTATGGGAGATAAGGCACGAAACATGACCACACGAACCATCATGATCGACGGCATCTCCGTCGAAGCATCGGAACGCGACACGCAGGTGATCGAGCGGCGCATTGCCCAACTCGACAAAGACCTCACCGCCGCGCAGGCAGCACTCACGGCGGCACAGACCACCTGCCAGAACGATGTCGCCACCGCGCGCACCGAGACGGCGAACGCCACCGCCATCATCGCCACCAAGGACGCCGAGATCGCCACGCTCAAGCAGCAAGTGGTCGATGCCAAGGTGACGCCGAAGAAGCTGAACGAGATGGCACGCGCCCGCTCCCATGTCGAACAGCGCGCCAAGGCCCTGCTCGACAGCGTCCTGCTCGAAGAAAAGAGCGACGAGGAAATCCGCCGTCAGGTCGTCAACGCCAAGCTCGGCGAAGTCGCCAAGGGATGGACCGACGACATGATCGCGGCGTCGTTCAACACGCTGACGGTAGCGGTTGGTGACAACGGTTTCACCCCCGGCAACCTGCAGCAGGTCGTGCACGTGCTCAGCAGCAACGAGCAGGTCGGCGGCGACCCGCGCGTCAAGGCCTACAGCGATTACGACAACGACATCATGAATCGCTGGAAGACCGCAGGCCAGCGCAACACCGCGTAACCCTCCCACGATCAGGACCCGTCCCGATCAGCATTGAAAACAGGAGTTAACGATTATGGCAGACGTTCGAGAAGACCAGAGGAACGACCAGAAGGAAGAAGTGCCCACCACGAAAAAAGAGTTGGTGGCGCGCAACGAACATCAGGCAGTCGAGATCACGCCGTTCGGCGTACCGCAGTCCACCTTCCCCGAGCAGATGAAGCAAGGCCTGCCGGGCATGGTTAATCGCATGGTGGACTACAACGCGGTGACGCGCTCGGTGGAGACACCGGCGGGCGGCATCCCGGCATGCCGTGCGGTCTCGCAGTCTACCGCGAGCGACATCGGCTGCCTGATCGGCGGCACCGTCAATGCCTTCGTCGGCATCACCATTCTCGATCCGACGATCATCACTGTGGTCGGCAGCGGTCTCGCTCCCGAAACCTATCCGCAATACTTCAACTGCGGCGTGCTGACCAAGGGCGAAATCTTCGCCACCGCCACGGTTGTCACCGCTGCGGGAGACCCGGTGCACTTCGGTGCCACCGACGGCGTGCTCACCAACACGGGCGCCATCGGTCCGATCCCCGGCGCGCGCTGGAAGCACTCACGTCCAGCCAACGAACTCAACGTCGTGCAACTGGGTATCCAGCGCTAAGCCTCGCAGCTTCGCGCCCCCGGAACGCCAAACCCTTCAGGAGTTAAAGAGATGAACTACCAGAGCATGTTTGCAAGGGACGCGCAGCAAGTCGCGTTCAACTACGTTGTCAATCAGACAACGGCCATCGAGAGTCAGGTGGTGCGCATCCAATATCCGGATGTGCAGTATCCAGACCTCGTGCCAGTCGATACCGCCACCGGCAATGAATGGGTTAAAAGTATAACTTATTTCAGCGCCGACATGATGGGTCGCGCGGATTGGTTTCACCACACGGCGCTCGATGTGCCGCTGGCTGAACTGAGCCGCGAGAAGTTCGAGCGCGGCATCGAGATGGCCGCCATCGGCTATCGCTATACGCTCGAAGAGGTCGCCTCGGCGATGAACACCCCCGGCCTCAACCTCACCGCAGACAAGGCGGCAGCATGCCGTCGTGCCTACGAGGAGTTCGTTGACAACCTCGCGCTGCGCGGCTCGGTCCCCAAAGCGATGCAGGGATTGATCAACTCATCGCTGGTGACGGCCACGACGGCGCCCGCAGACGGCACCGGCTCGGCCACCACCTTTGCCTCGAAGACCAATGATCAGGTCATACGCGATCTCAACTCGGCAATGATGGGTATCGCACAGGGCACCAACTGGCTGTACTACGCCGACACCATCCTGCTTCCACCGGCGGTGCTGGTCGGAATGGCCGGGCGGATGATCCCGTACTCCTCGATGACGCTGCTCGACTGGATCAAGCAGTACAACGTGCTCACGGTGCAGACCGGACGACCGATCACGCTGGCAGGCGTGCGCGGCCTTGAGACCGCTGGCCTCGGCGGCATCTCGCGCATGGTGGCCTATCGCCGCGATCCGCAGGTGCTCAAGATGTGGATTCCGATGCCGCACCGCTTCCTGCCGGTCTGGCAGCGCGGGCCGCTGGTGTTTGACGTTCCCGGCATCTTCCGCTTGGGTGGCGTCGAGATCAGGATGCCAGCCGCGATCCGCTACCTCGACGGCGTCTAAGAGATAGGCCGGTGCCTGTCTTCTGCTCTACCTCATTTCAACAGGAGAATCTTAACATGGCTAAGATCAAGAACGTCGGCGCTCAGCCGCGTGGCTTCATCACCGAGAGCGGCGAGCAGGTGATCCTGCAGCGCGGTGAAGAGCGAGAGTTCAACATGACCGAGGCAGACTTCAAACACCTGCAGCAGGCCATGGAGAATCATGGCGACCCGAAGCCTCTCGAAGTCTCCGGCAGTCACGGTGGTTCGGAAGGCAAGAAAAAGGAGGAGAAGCCGGAGGATGAGATGCCTGCGCAATCCACCGAGCCGCCGCCGCCCGCCTCAACTACGACGCCGGTAACCAACCCTAACCCGACGACAGCGCCGCATTCGGAAAAACGCGTCAAGGAAGAGCCGCGCGGCAGGCAGCAAGAAGAGCAGCCGAGGACGAACAACAGGCGAGAATAAACCCATGACATACCCTGTCATGCCGGGGCTGCGGACCATCAATCCGGCGATGCCACCAACCGTTGACGAATTTCGGAAGGTCTTTCCGGAATTCGCCGACGTGTCGGATGAGCAGGTCCAGTTCTATCTTGATCAGGGCATGCTGTGGATTGACACCTACTGGGAGCCAATCGACGCCAAGCTCGGTGCGATGTATGCGGCTGCGCATTTTCTCACCATGCAGAACATCGCCTCCGGCGGTGTGATCATCAACGAGGGCGGCTCGGACAGTGGAGGCTCTACGCCGTCCGATCCCGAGGTCGGAAAAATCTGGGTCAAGACCGTTCGCTTCCGCGACCGCATGGTCTCCTATGAGCGCGTCGGCACCGGCAACGAGAAAACCCAGAGCGGCAACACGGCAACGACGGCGTCGGACGATTACTGGCAGGCGACGCTCTACGGCCAGATGTATCTGTCCTATCGCAGGCGCAACGTTCCTCATGTGGCGGTGGTTTAGATGGAATACTCGATGACGGTGAAGCGGCTGCGCATGCAGGCAGTGCTCTACTCGATTGACGGCGGCAACGGCAACGGTGCCATCCAGCTGCGTGACGCCAACCGGGTCATCCTGTGCACCTTGCTAATGACCAAGCCGAGCTTCTATCTGGTTGGAGCCGATCTGCATCTGGCATCGCCAGCAACCTCATTCGTCACCGTCGGCGGCAATGCCGCCATCGGCACCATCATTGACGGCTCCGGCAACATCATCATCGACGAGATGACGGTCGGCATCGACGTGACGGCGGACCAAATCCACGATTTCGAGATCGTACTCGACGACACCGCACTTGAGGTCGGCAAGCAGGTCACCATCGTCACCGCGACGCTTTCCCATGGCTAAGGTCACCACCGATCTCATCCCGGTTGACGACGAGGTTGATCGCGCATTCGGCGAGCCGGTGGTGCTGAAGCCGATGACGGTGCAGAGCGGCGGCTATCGCGCGGCCGTGCCTGACCCGACGCGGCAACAGATGATTGCGCGCGGCATCTACGACCAGTCGCGCGGCGCCGTCGAAGGCTTCGGTTCGTCCGGCTCGATCTCGCGTCAGGCCACGGTGGACACGACACTGTCAATCAGGTTCGAGCCGGTCGAGGCGTGCGAATTGAAAAAGGGTGACCGGGTGTTCTTTCCCGAGCGTAATGAGACCTATGACGTGACGTTCATCCATGCCGATCCCGGCGGGCGCCCTGACGTGCACTTGGTGAAGGTGTTGGACGAATGAGCATTGTGCGGATGATCACCCGGCTGACGGCGGTTGCTGCATTGCGTGGCAAGACGTGGGCCGATGACAGGGTGTTCGACTCCGACAATACGCCGCTGTCCCAAGCCTTGGTGCAGAACGAGGCGGCCAAGCCCTACATCGTGGTGTTCACCGATGCCGACAACCGCATCGAGGTCGAGGCCACCGATGTCTACGGCACGCGCCGCGAGATGACGCTGGTGCTGGAGATCGGCGTCGCCTCCAAGATCGAGGGCACCACCGGCGACGCCCAGATCAAGACGCCGCTGACCGATGAGGGAATGGAGATCGCGCTCGACATGGTCGAGGATCAGGCGCTGGCAGCGCTGTTCGGCGATCCGCAGTCGGACTGGGCCGAGCTACTGAAAAGCATCGTGATCAAGGTTGATCGCATCTCCGGCCAGCGCGGCGCCTCGGCTGAACGCGGCCAGCGCTGGGCGGCACGGCAGCTGTCGTTTGTCTGCGATACGGTGTCGGACCTGCCGCCCGGCGTGGCGGTGCCGCACGACCACCCGATAGAGAGGTTCATTCAGGTGTCCAAGGATAACCCGGAGGCTGGCATGGAGCACGCCGGTGAGATTTGCCAAGCACTGGTCAACCGCGAGGAAGCCCCTGAGTGGGAGCGTGTGCAGGCTCTACTCGGTGTGCGCCGACAGGGCTTGCAGGCTATCGGGCTGGCGCCGCTCCCGGCCTCGATCCCGGCGACGGTGTCGATGCACGGCGACGACCTGACTGACAAGAGAGGCGAGGCGCCGATCCTGCGCGAGATCGGCTACGACGATATCCAGATGGAGCAGGACGAACTAGCCGGGCTGATCGACCTGCGCACCATCCGCACCAACGTGCTGGAAGCCAAGCCGAAAGAGAAAAAAGACAAGGTCGAGATGGATGACTGATGCCACTCAAGATCGGGATCGACACCAGAAGCCTCGTTGAGTTCACCAAGCAGATCGAGAAAGCGGGTGGCAAGAACAACACCCAGCTGGCGGTCGGTCTCAACGAGATCGGCGACAACCTCGTGTCGCTGGTGGCGAGCGACCTGACCAAGAAGACCGGACTGTCGCTGGAGGAAGTGCGCGGCATGATGAAGGTAAGCCGGGCCAACCGCAGCAAGCTGCACTACGACGTGACGGTGAAAAAGGATTTGCTCGACCCGCCGAAGGGACAACAGCTGGAGGCCAAGCGGGAAGATCGCGACTTCGGAAAAAGACGACCCGGTCAATTGGTGATCGTGGTGACGCAGAAGGACGATCTGGTTTGCATGGATTGTCAGGAACTGGAAGCGGCGGGACCGATGCCGGTGGAGATAGCCAACGAGCATATTCCGAGGCACCCGCATTGCCGGTGCGTGATCCTGCCCTATGTGCAGAAGGGCAAGCGCCTGCCGGTGACGATGACATCGACCACAGGAACGTCATCAAAGGCACGTAGCCAGACCAAGACCTCCCCAATGGAGGAAGACTTGACCCTGCGACAGCTGGCGCAGGATGTCATCAACCGCACGGCCAGCAAGGTTCGTTTAGAGCTACTCAAGTAAACCCCAAAGGAGAATCAAGATGGCTGAAAAAGGATTTCTAGCGCTCATCATTCCGATGCAATCGGATGCCCGTCCGGACAACACGTTGCCGGGCGCAGGCAGTGAAGGCGGCGCGCGTCCTGATAACACGCTGCCGGGTGGTCAAGGTGGCCGTCCGGACCAGACCCTGCCCGGCGATCTTCCGCATCCCGAGCATCCGATCTATTGGCCGTTGCCTCCGGGCGCCCCGGTCGATCCCGATTACGGCATCCCGATTGACGGGCCGTATCCCGATCAAGGTCTACCGGGTGAGCAACCGCGTCCCGATCAGGGCTTGCCGGGTTCACAGCCGCGTCCGGATCAGGGCCTGCCCGGTTCGCAGCCGAGGCCGGACCAAGGACTGCCCGCCTTCCCAAGTCATCCTATCGTGCTCCCTCCGGGCACTGGCGGATGGCTGCCGGTCTACATCGACAACACCCTGCCCGGCGATCAACCGCGACCGGATCAAGGTCTGCCCGGTTCGCAGCCGCATCCTGATCAGGGACTGCCGGGTGAACAGCCGAAGCCCGATCAGGGTCTGCCGCCCTTCCCGTCACACCCGATTGTGCTGCCGCCGGATGGTGAGGTGCCTCCGAGTTGGGGTATCTCCGGCACGATCAAGTTCAAGGCGATCTGGACTCCCGATAACGGCTGGCAAACCATCGCCGTGGTGATTCCGGGGACGGATGGCGAAGGCCGCCCGGTCCCGACGCCTTCCAAGCGTCGTAAGTAAACCTCTCTAAAACCCGACAACAACTGCAACAGGCGGGGCGGTGCACGATGTGCACCGTCCCCCGAGGGCTCCCGCATGAGTGACGACTATGACCTAGTGATTGGACAGATTGCCGATCTCCGGCGCCAGATGGCCGAGACCTTTCAGACGGGCACGGTCAAGGAGGTCAAGGGCAACAAGATGCGCATGGTGCTCGGCAAGGACGAGGACGGCGAAGAAATCCTGTCGCCGTGGCTCAACACCAACAACCATCGCGGCGGCGCCACCGAGGCGCGCTACTACAAGAAGGGCCAGACGCTCAGCCTGATCGCGCCGAATGGCGATGTCGGTCAGGGCATGATCTCGCCTTACGCACCCAACAAGGACTTCCCCCGCCCCGAGCACGCCAACGAGTCCTCAGAGGGCGAGGAGAGCTATCAACTCGAAGACTATCGCGGCAAGCAGACCAAGGAAGGCTACGACAACTGGCTGCAGGAGGACGATAGCAAGAAGCAAGGCGGTGGCGGCCAAGGCGGTGGCGGTGGCCAGAAGAAGGACAGCAAGGGCCACACCGGCGGCGACAAGGCCACCATCAAGGCCCGGATGAATAAGGACGGCGGGCACACGCTGCGCGTCGGCAAGGATGTTCGACTGGCTGCGAACAAGGAAGGCGCCAAGCTGCGCGCTGGCTCCGACTTCGTTGTTGTCAAGAAGGGCAAGATCATTTTCAGCCAGCCGCCCGAGCTTGGCGCGGACCCGCTCAAGAACGACGACAAGTAAACCCCAACAGGAGAGACGATATGGCAAGGCAAAAGCACCTCGTGCTGACGAAATTCTATGTCTATGACCCGGCGGTGAATGTCGGAGACGAACTCGGCCGCCTGCGGGTTCGCGAGGACGAAGACAACGATAACGGAAAGTACATTCTCGCCTCGCCGATGCAGGTCCAGTACTGGATTGATCAGGGCCTGCTCGGCACTGATCCGATCTCGAAGCTCGGCGAATCCAGCAAGGCGCTGCTCAAGCAAATCACGCGCGGGCGCAGCGAGGACGAAGAGCCGGGGCGGTTGCCGCGATACTCGAAGCAGATGCAGTCAGGCGAGCCGCAGTTTGCGGGCTCCATGGCGGCGATGCGCAGGAAGAAGGCTATGGCTGCCAAGAGCAAACACGGCAGCAAGGACCCGCAGACCAAGGCCAAGAACGAGCGCGACATCAGGACCGGGCAGCCGAAGGACGCCAAGAAGCCCGGCGAGACCGTACCTGCGGAGAAACCCGTCGTAGCGCCCGTTCAGTAGCATGGACACCAACCTCTACGACCCAACACTGGACATGTGGCCGGATTTGAAAAACGGCCGCATCGTCCTGTCGCCGGTGCGTATCGGAATGGACCGATACACCGGCAAGGTTCTGACGGGGTGGGATCACGTCATCCAAAGCATGCTGCTGATCTTCTCGACGCGCTACCACGAGCGCGTGCTGCGCAGGTGGTGCGGCTCGTTCGTGCCGCATCTGATCGGCGAGAACGCCACGCAGAACACCATCGCTCGGTTTTACTGGGCGATAGCTACCGGCCTTGATTTGTGGGAGCCAAACTATCGCATCCAGCGGGTGCGGGTGGCCAAGCGCAATGACGGCTCGATCATGACCTCGCCGGAAGAATTGCGAGGCAGCGGCCATCTCACCACCGGGATGGACGGCGTCTACCGGCCGCGCGGTCACCTCGGCAATTCTTCGCCCGAGGTGCGGCGAGCAGTCGGTCTGGTTTCACGAGGTTTCAACATCTGGGAGCGGCAGCCGGGTCTGGTCGCGGGCGCGCCTGCGTTCGGTCAGGGCGTCACACCAGCCATTCCTCCGGGGAGCATTTTATGAGCGACACCAGCGATCTCTCGGGCAGCGTCGGCGGACAGTCTCTGGCTGACCGGCTGAGCGAGCGCATCTCGATCCTCGTGCCAGCCAACCTGCAGCCGATGATCGTGCTGGAGAAGCTCGACGTTGAGACCACGCTGGAGGCGCGGATGGCGCGACTCAAGCAGCTATGGGCCAGCTACGATCCGCCATCGGCGGCGCAGTACGATGTCGAGAACCTTGAATTTGATCCGATCAAGATCAACCAAGAGGTCTGCAGCTATTTCGAATTGTTGCTGCGTGACCGCGTCAATCAGGCGGCAAGATCGGTCACCTTGGCCTATGCCATCGGCACCGATCTCGATGCCATCGCGTCACGTTATCCCGGTGGCGTGCCGCGACTGGAGGGCGAAAGCGATGACCGCTACCGTCGGCGGATATGGCTCTCGCCCAACACGCTGTCACCCCACGGCACCGCCGAGGCTTATGAATACTGGGCGCTGACCGCGCTGCCGGAATTGCGCGATGTCACCGCGATCCGCTCGGTGCAGCATGATTACTATCCGACGATCCTGATCACCTGCCTGCTGCAGCCGCCCAACTCTCCATCGCCGAGCGATGAGCAGCTGGTGCGGATACGCGCCTACATCCAGTCCGAAGCCCGCATGGGACTGACCGACGTGATTTCGGTCAACCCGCCCAAGATCAGGGACATCAACTACAATGTTGCGCTGTGGCTCTATCCCGGCACGATGCCTGAACCGGCGCTGATCCAGATCAAGGAGAACCTGACCAAGCTGGCCGAGAACCAGTACTGGCTCGGGCACGATCATTCGCTGATGGCGATCAACGCAGCCTGCGCGCTCTCCGGCGTGCACCACATCGAGGTGGTCGAGCCTACAGAAGATATCTTCGTGCCGCTCGACTGGATCGTGCGGGTTAACAGCATCACCGTGACCCTCGCGGGTCGCATGCTATGAACGACATCGTCACCGAAGGCATCATCAAGGCGCCCGGTGCCAAGCTACTTTATCGCGCGGCGTCCGGCCTTGAGAAGGCGATGGCTGACGTTGATGGTGAGCGACTGATCGGCACCTATGCCGAGATCATCATCGACCAGTGGGACCCCTACAAGATTTCTTACAACAACCTGCCCTATCTGGCCTACGCGCAAGGCGCGCTGTTGTGGGAGGAAGGATGGTCTGAGAGTACGCAGCGTGAATGGACGGCGAGGCAATTCGAGTACAAAGCCCTGCGTGGTACGCTCGATGGTATTGAAATGGCGCTGGATTTTTCTGGTCGCGATTTCACTGGCGGTTACGACGTTGTGCAAGCGCTGCGCCCGCCGCAGTCTTTCTATGCTTCGCCGTCGCTGAGCAAGGAGAATTACGACTTCTGGATTCACATGATGCCGGAACTGCGGATCACCTTCTATGAGGGTGTCGGCTGGGATGGTGTCGATGTGCTGTATTCAGACCACGGCGGTGTCAACGACTTCGTTGGTTTGGATGACGGTCCGGCGCTGCATGGCCGCAAGGCGTTCCTGCGCATCAAGGGCAAGGACATCCCGCTGCAAATCTACACCTTCACCAAGGTCATCAACAATGTGGTCTCGGTGGATTATGAGCGGGTGGCGATCCCCGGACTGGCGGGCCCGGCCTTCATGCAGGGCGACTTCGTCAACGACGATGAATATGTCTGCGCCGAAACCGTGGTGCCGCAGCTGGTCACCGTTCGCATTGATGGCTCCTATAGTCACGAAGAGTCGCTGCTGCATCTAGACACCGTGCTGCCCGGTCTCGATCCCATCGACGTTCGCTATGAGCGCAACTCGGATGTCGGCTGGGGCAACAGCTTTTTCTTTGTTGGGGATTGGAGCGACTACCGTAACGAGTACACGCCGCCACCTGAGCCCAACCCGCTGATCTACACGCCGACGCCGCCGTACAACACGATCCCACAACCGCCGCCACCGCCGCCGGTGGTGTTCTACGCCGACGCCGGACACGACGCGCCGCGCATGCTGGCGGACCGGGTGTTCCTCTACGACCCCGATATCGTTGGGATGCTGACCGGCGGCATCTCGTTCGTCGGTGTCGATTACGTATCGTGGCCTGCCTATACCGCAGACCTGATGATCGACCTCCACACCAGCGATGATGTCTATTCGTGGTTCGGTGACGAGGCCTTTGTTCACGATGACAATTACTTCGCCTCCACGGTGCAGCTGCAAGACTTCGACCGCGCCTGTCGCGCCGTCATCGTTTCGCAGGCTATGCGTGACCGCGTTCGCACCGCCTACGACCCAACGCGCTTGATTGAACTGAGAGAGCGCGCCTTCACCGAAACCACAGTTGATCAGCAAGTCACGAACTTGCTCTAAGCAGAGAGGCTGCATCCATGGAACGAAAGGTCAATATTCAGGACTGGCAAAAGGTCACTGTCGAAGATTTCAACAACTTCGGTCTGTTTCCACGCGCCTCTTTTGATCACATCGTCGGTGACACTCTTATCCCCGACATGGCGTACACCGGATTTACGACGGTGCAGACGGCGCCTGCGGTGGTCACCGTCGGCAGCGGACGGCTCTATCACAACGGTCTTGTGTTCTACAACGATAGCGAGGGCGGCTCATCGCTTGACCTGCTGAGCGTGTTGCCGGTGGTGACGCGGCGCTATGTCGGCATCGTGGTGTGGGGCCAAGAGACTGAGACCGATACCGAGCCGCGAACCTTCCTGACCGATCCGGTGACCCGCGCCACGGTGGCGCGTGTGGTCTCGACCGAGAATCGCAGGTGGGCCAACATTTCGACGGTGATGGGACCGGAAGGTCCGGACCCACAGAAGCCCGCGATTGCCTCCAACACGCTGGTGGTGTGCTGGGTGTTGCTGGATTCCAGCGGTGTCGTCTCGATCACGATGGTGGACGAGAACCGGGCGCCCAACCTCCGCGATCTCAACAGCCGTATGAACGAGAACGACGCGTGGCGTACCCGCACCGCGTCGAGGCTCGACACGCTGGCGACCGACATGGCTGCACTGGCAGCCCGGCTCAACGGCACCGCGTCGATGCGGTTCACAATGAAGATTGCGGCCGATGTGGCGCGGGTCAAGGAGAAGACCGGACTGCCCGACAACTATACGTTCTGGGGCGCGGACCACTTCCTGACGACCGACGAAAGCGACGTGGGTCCGCCGATGAATGTCGATTATCACGCCGAGATCGAGGAGGGCATCCGGTTTCCGTTTGAGCAGCAAAAAGACTCGCAGATGTTTCTGCTCAACCCGCTCGATGAGGGCGTGGTCAACCAAGCCAACTTCGTGCTGCCAAAATACAATCAGGTAACGCGGCTCGAAGTTCTGGGCAACGACAGTGAACTGTCGATCTCGCAGTATCAATTCCAGACCATCTCTTGGGAATTGTGCACCAAGACGCGGACTCGCATTCGCTGGGGCACGGCGTTCTATGTATGCGCCAACGGCGTGTGGTGGTTCGCGCCATCCGGGCGTGACTGGATATCGTCGGTGAACTCTGGCCAAGAAGGTTGGAACACCGCCGCTGGCGGCGGCCTCCAAGGCATGACGCCAAACACCGATCTGATTTACGATCCGGTGCGCAACATCCTGACGCGCGGCACCGAGACGTTCCAGATTCTCGACGTGCAGGACAACCCCAACCACACCATCACGCGGTTGGTGCAGTTCTGGGTCGATGAAATCATTGACAGTTATTACTGGCGCCAGATCGTCACCATTGAGGGGCTGTCAGGCTCTGTGGTGTCGCAAACCTTTCTGAATTCACAGGGCGGTTGGCTGACATCGGCTGACGTGTTTTTCACCAGAATCGCTGCGTCCGGTGACGTACACGCGCTGATCTGCGAGTGCCTTAGCAACGGAGCGCCGGACTATCAGAAGACAATTGCCCGCGCCAGCAAGACGGCAGACCTGTTGCGTATTCAGCCGAATGGTACCCGGTTCGAATTCCTGCCGACGTATCTGGCCAAGGGCAAACGCTATGCCCTCGTTCTGCAAACCTCTGGCAATCACTTCATCTCGCTGGTGCACAACAACAAGTTTGCGCAGGGCTCGCTGTTCACCTCGACCGACGGGGCGTGGGCGATGGGCGATATGACCAAGGACTTTGCGTTCAGGCTGCAGTTCGCTCAGTTCCTCTCCAACCGAGTCTACACCCAATTGGCGCCACTAGAACTCGGCGGCGGCATCGCCGAGATCGACTTGAACTATGACTCGACGCGTCCGCCCGGCACCTCGATCCAGTTCGAGGTACAGATCAGCGGCGTGTGGAAACCGCTCGCTTCTTACTATGAGGGCAGTCCGCTCGGACCTACGGTGCTGGGGCTTCCGGCGCTGTTGCAATTCCGCGTGCTGTTGAGCGGTACCACCGATGAAATGCCGGGCATCGGCGTGGCCTTTAACTCTCGGGCGCTGACCTCACGTCGCAGCAACACCTTCAAGCACATCTCGACCGCAAGAACGATGCCGTCGGCGGTCAACACCGTGTACTGCGACTTCCGGCTGGAGTCGTGGCGCGGCGGTACGGTCTCCGCACCGCAGCCCTACCACACCTTCATTCCTCGACTGTTGGTCGGCGCTGGCTACGCCAACGTGCGTACGCCATCCTTGATACAGGACGAGATCGACCCTGATGACCCAACAACAGTGATCCGCTCGTGCACGTGGAATCTCGCGGCGCTCGGCGGCACAGCTATCACAGCATACAAGATCAGATGCGAGGGCACGACCGACAACAAGCTATCCACCTTCCTTGTCGGCGAGCGCATCGACATCGGCGTGTTCATCTAACGGAGATCATCCATGTCCACCGATAAATATCCAAACCGCAACGTTAACTATCCCTACACCAAGGCGCAGGTCGATGCGGCGACCGCGAGGCTTATTCCGCAAGGCAACGACTCCAGTCCACCTTCACCGGCGCCATTCAATGGCAAGGGGTCGCGCCGTCAGGTGCGGCCCGGCGAATGGATTGATGATCGCACCTATCAGGTCGGCGGACCAGCTACACCGAGCAATGAAAATCCGCCGGAGTTGCCGCCGAGGAGAGAAAGGGCGCTGCCGACTTTCGAGGATGACAAAGTCTACACCGTCACGCTCAGCAAGGGAGCGCTGTTCGCTGGCCGAATGCTGGCGCCGGGCAAGGCCTATCAGATGGCCGGTTACGCAGCGACTGAGGTCGCCGACTCGATTGAGACCGCTGAATTGCTTGGCGACATTCCGGACAATCCGCCCGCCACTCCCAGCGAGGGTTAAACCATGGCGCTGAAACGGCTCGACGAAGAATTTGATCTGAAGTCTGGCACGCAATTGCTCCCCTATATGAAGCGGTTGCTGCCTTCGCTTGAAGGCCGTTTCCAGTCGCTGGAGACGCAACAGGATGTCGTTCAGCAGTTGACCGAGGAAATACGTGCCGCCGCGCTGACGCGGATGAACGAAATCCTGATCCCGGCCACCGAAGACATCATCGCGGTCACCAAGCTGGGCTTCCTGCTTGGTCCATCCTCAACCGAGCGAACGCTGGCGATTGGTCCAACCTATTTCATCATTGACGAAGGGCCGCAGCGTTCATCGTTTACGCCATCGCCATACCTGATCGTCGAGCGTGAGGCCAACATCACCGACTACGCCATCGCGCGGCTGGACGGTTACAACAACACCAACGGCGAATTGCTCTGCACCATCACTGCGTATCACGGCAATCCGGGGCCGTGGTCCGACTGGGTGATTTCATCGACGCCGGGCATGGCGGACTCGACCAAGATTTACCACGACGAGATCGCGCCGATGCATGCCACGGTGGTGGCCGATCACGCCGAGGTTCTGGTCAAGCATCAGGAGATCATGGACGCCGCCGAGGCGCTGGCCGAGTCAGGCCTCGACGTTAACGCCTTCATCCGCCGTGACGGTACCGTGCCGTTCATTGCGCTGCAGACGGCCGTGCACCCGCCGCAAGGCTCCAATGACGCCACCATTCCGACTACCGGGTGGACGCGCTCAAGGATCATCGAGTACGCGGGCAACGCGCTGATGAAAACCGGCGGCGAAATGAGCGGCCAGATAACATTGCCGGGTCCACCAACTAACGCGTTGCATGCAACGACCAAGGCCTATGTCGATTCCATCATCGGTCAGGGCGGCACGGTCAACGGATTGCTGACCATCCGCTCGGTCAATCCGACGCTGCGGCTGCAGTCAACCAGCCCACAGCAGGGCCGGATCGTTGAAGCCTACTCGTCGGCCGGTGCGTTGCGCTGGCAGGAGGTGCTCGCTGACAACACTGCGGAGACCGGCAGCAATGCTGGCTCCAATTATGTGCTGCAGCGTTTTACTGATGGCGGCGCCTACATCGGTCCGGGCCTGCACATTTCACGGCAGACGGCAGCGCTGACAGCCTATGGCACCATCGCTGCAACGGCCGGTCTCAGCGTCACCGGCGCCACCAGCGTTGTCGGAGACCTCAATGTCTATCGTGCGGCGACGCCCAACACCGGCGTGCTGTACCTGAACCAAGCCAAGACCGCCTACCACTTCTATGACGGCGCCACGCATCAGTTCACCGCTGGCGGCATCTCGATGGGCGGCAGTCCGCTGACATCGGGGCATATCAATTGCTACTCGATCTACACCCAAGGCTACGGCACCACGACGTGGGGCCTGACCTCGCACGGCCAGATTGACTGCAACGGAGCGCTGGTCGTGCGCGGCGACATGGTGATGGAAGGCGGAGCCAACTTCATCCGGTTCTACGACAATACGTGGGGGAACATGTACCTCCACCATCAGGACAACAACATCGGCTTCCTGAACAACGGCGGCGGCTGGATTTGGTACATCAACAATGACGGTCACATGTGGGCCGCGCAGTACGGCTGGCTGCATGACTACGTCAACGGCCGCGCCAGCGCCTATGCGTGGGACGCCGCAAATTATCGCTACAACCAATGCGTGACCAGATGCCGTTGGGTTCACGCAGGCGACATCGACTTCGGCGGCTACTGGTACCAGAACGCTGAGATCGGTAACGCCTGCATCACCGGTCTCAACATAGCGTCGGCGTACTACGGCGGCCCCGGTGTCTATTGGGCGCGCTGGCGTCAACCACAGCATCTGATCGCGGGTGGCTGGTACACGTCAAATTGGGAATCGTGAAATGGAAATCATAGACCATGGCGAGTGGGTCGCTTGCGACAAGCCAGAGAATTATCCGGTCAAGCTACCGGACAACATCATCTTCTCGCGGCGCGTCTCGGACGGCGCTGACTGGTACATATTTCAGCGCCAGTTGATCGACGCCAAGGGGCTGTTGGTCGTTGCAATCCCAACCGAAGACGGTGGGCTGTCGGTTGCCACCACAACGCACGATCCCTCGATGCTGTTTCCCACCGCTGGCATGCGGCTGTTCGAGGTGATCGACGCGCCTGCCGATCACGAATCGCTGCGAACGCTACGGATCGACCTCAAGGAGAAAAGGTTTTTGCCGCGACCGCCGCCGCCTCCCTCAATGATGCAGGTGCTGATCGAGGAGCTTGGACTGGACGCCGACAAGCTGCAGGCAAGACTCGACCAGCTAACCAACAACAGGAGCCGAAAACCATGGCTGACATAGCATTCTTCGAGGGGCGGCAGGTCACGCAGATTCCACCGGGGCATGCGGTGTCTCCGGTGGTCGCGCTGACCACGATCATGACCAAGCTGGTGTGCAATCCGGTCGGACAGGTGTCGGTGACACCGATCATTCAGGACCCGCAACTCGGCGACTACGTTCGTGAGCTTCGAATCTTCTCGCTTCCGGTGTCAGGCGCCGAGCCGGAGCTTCTGCTGTCAGTGCGATTGCACGCGCTGACAGTCAAGCAGCTGGAAATCGTGACGCCGCCCAGCACGTTCTAAATTCTCAAACCCCACAGGAGACAACCACATGTCTGATCCAGTCTTCGGCATTAGCATTCGTCAAGTCGATGAAGGCGCGCGTCCGGTATTGGCCGCCGATCTTTCCACCATTGGCATCGTCGGCCCGGCGCCGCTCGCTGATGCCGTGCTCTTCCCCTACAACACGCCGGTGTTCCTCAACTCCAACGATACCAAGAAGACGAGGAAGCTCGGCGAGTTGGGCTACCTGTCTGACGCAGTGCGCGGCATCAATGACCAACTCGGTGCCACGCAGTATGCCGCCCGCATCGTCATCGTCCGCACTCCAGAGGGCACCGATACAGATCAGGCAGTCAAGCTGCAGAAGACCATCTCCAACATCGCCGGTGACTCGCTCAACGGCACGGGGATGTGGGCGTTTCTAAAAGCGGCGCCCAAGCTCGGCTTTACGCCGCGCATCCTGATCGCACCGGGCTACACCTCGCAGATGGCCAACGGCGTCGGCCTGATCGAGCGCACCGCACCCGGCACCAACTACGTGATGGATCACCTCTATCCGGTGACCTTCAGCGGTGGCGGTCCGGACGTGGTGCAGGCCGTGGGCCATGCCTTCGGTCTCTCCAACGGCTCGCTTGGCCAGATCACGCTGGAGATGCCCGGCGCTTGGTATATGACGCCGCCAACCATCGAGGCGCCGCCGCCCGGCCGCGACGTTCAGACAGCGACGGTCGCAACCGGCGGCATCGGCTATCTGAAGGATGAGCAGCTGATGCTGCCCAACGATGTCATCCTCAAGGTCGAAACTGTAGACGCCATCGGCGGCGGTGTGCTGACGGTCTCGGTGATATCGCCCGGCTTCCTTGTCGGCACCGAAGAGCCCAGCGACGTTCCTATTCAACCGATCACCTCGACCGGCGCAGGCGCCGGTGCCGCGTTTGATCTGGTGTGGGACACCGTCGGTGAAGTCGCTGAGTACGAGTGTCAACTGGTCTCAGGTGCCAACCCGGTGGTCGCCAGCGCGACCTCGATTTGCAATCAGCTGATGGGTCAGATGATCGTGGAGTCGGCAGGCTCCTCGATGCAGAACGATCTGGATTGGCGCGAGACGATGCAGAGCCATCGCTTGATCCCGCTTTCCGGCGGTTGCCGCGTGATGGACCCGGCGACCTCGTTCATCGTCATCCGTCCGCTGTCTCCGCGCATGGCTGGCATCATGGTGCGTCGTGACCACGAGACCGGCGCGCCGTTCCACTCGGCGGCCAACCAAGCGGTGCAGGGCATCATCTCGCCCAACCGGGAGATCGGGTTCAACCTCACCGACTCCGCGAACGAAGCTCAGGAGCTTCTCGGCGCCAACATCGGGGTTCTGGTGCGCGGCGAAATCGGCGACGACTTCGCGATTGCCTCGGGCGGCTTCGTGCTGATCTCGACCGACAATGCTGGCGAAGACCCGTTGTGGCAGATGTACAACGTGATGCGCGGCCGCGACTACATCCATCTCGGCATGCTGCGCGCACTGCGTTACTTCCTCGGCCGCTACAACATCATCGGCCACACCGTGCAGGCGATTCTCAACACCATGAACTACTTCCTGCGCGACCTCCACGCGGACCAGCACATCCTTGGCTACAAGGTCAACTTCCGCACCGCTGGCAACTCGCCTGAGCAGATCAGGTTGGGCCATCTGACTGTCGGCTTCGCCGCTGAAGAGCCGCCGGTGCTCAAGCATCTGACCATTGAGTCAGCGCGTTACCGTCAGGCCGTTGACGCGATGGTGTCTGACCTCGCCAGCCAACTCAACCTGTCGTCCTAACCCCTCCATCGACGAGGCGGCGCGAGACGCCGCCCGTCACCGGCTCACGCCTGAAAGGATAGAACCATGGCATCTAACACTGTTTACACGATGGAGAGCGCCAACTTGATTTGCGGCGACATCTCCGCAAAGACCTCTCCCGGTATCTCGACCCATCTGGTGTTGCAGGAACTGAAGCTGCCGACACTGGAGGAAAATTACGTTGACCACACCCCCGGCGGCGCCGCCGTTGGCATCGAGATTCCGTCGCACATCAACAAGCTCGAAGCGACGTTCAATCTCGCTGGCTGGGACCCGGACGTGATGGTCTTCCTCGGTCGTGAGACCCGCTTCCATCAGCGCTTCACGGCCTATGGTCTGATCCGCGACCGCCGCTCCTCTGCCGCCCTGCAGTGCGTGGCGATCATGGAAGGCCGCATCGGGCGCGTGAACCCGACAGCGTTCTCGAAGGGCAACATGATGAGCCACGAGTTCTCCATCAAGAGCATCGTGTCGTACCAACTGTTCATGCAGCGCACGACGGAAGACCCGCTGCTGCGTGAAATCTACAGCTGGGACTTCTTCACCTCGATCAAGCGCATCGACGGCGTCGATCTCAACGACGACATGGTGCGGCTGCTGGCGATTCCGGGCAACGCGGTGGACACCCAGCCTGATATCGCCGAGGCTGGCATCGCCGAAGGTGCTGAGAACATCTGATGACGGTCAAGGAACTGATTGACCTGCTGTCAAGGCACGCTGACAATAAACGAGTGGTAGTGTCCGACACCGACGGTGCCGGACGCAAGGCGGCTGATGTCGAGTTCGTCGATCAGCGTGTCGAGAAGGGCGAGAACGTTATCACGGTTTGGATTCACGTATGATCACCAGCACCAAACTGGGCGGCAGGACTGTTGAACTGTTCGCCCCGTTTGAATTCAACGGCAAGCAGATCGAGCGCATCGTGTTCGGGCCCTTCAAGCTCGGACACGTGCTGCTTTGGAATCAGGGCCGCTGGCAAAGCCAGTTCGACTTGATGGTGGAATTGTCTGGTGAGCAGGAGGCGGTGCTGCGCGAGCTTCGCTTTCCCGATGCTGACCGGGTGATGGAAGCGTTCTTCGCGCTGCTGACGCCGGAGGTGCGCAACGACATCGCCAATGGCGAGATACCGATCAAGCAGGAGACCGACGAGCCCGCTCCCGCGCGCGTGACCAACGGCAGCGGCGAGCCGGTGACGGCGGCGCCCGGTGTCCCGATCCCGCCGGAGATGGAGCCCGGTTTTGATCTGACCGAGGAGCCGTAAGGCAATGGCCGACAAAGACCCGACAATCAGGATCACAGGCAAGGACGACACCGCTCCTGCGATCAAGTCCGCTACGGCCGGATTCAAGAACCTGAACAAAGAAGTTCAGGAGATGTTCAAGGAGACCGAAGCCAAGACGCTGGTCTCCGTCAGGGCGGCGGCGCACCGGCAGGGCGAACTATTCAAGGAGGCTGGCCAGAAGCGGATAAAATACGCTGAGGAAACCTCGAAGGCGATGGCTGGTATCATCCAGAATGATATCAGCAAGGGCAATGCATACGCGCAGGAATTAAACCGGCGAAACATCGAGGCCGCCAAAGCCGGTAAGACGTTCGTTGAATCCGAGAAGGTGAAGTCCAAGGCGGTGGATGAGACCGCGAAGACGGTGCAGAAGACCAGCAAAACATACGTCGCCAGCAATGAGACCCTGAGAAAATATTACACTGACACCAAGAACGCGGCAGCAGAACAGGGCAAGGCGGCGGCGGCGGCGGGTAACGTGGCCGCGCAAGGCCAGAGCAAGCACGCCATGGCGATACAAAGCGTCGCCGCCGGGCTCGGCCGCATGGCAATTGGTTATATGTCGGTGAGCAAGGCGATTGATATCACCAAGAATTCGTTCATGGGCTTTGCCGAGTTCGACAACAAGATGCGGCTGATGAAGGGTGCACTGGGCGCCACGACAAAGGAAGCAAAGGAATACGAGGAGACCATCCGTTACACCGCGCGCAAGACCGCCGAGAGCAGCGCCGAAATATATGACGCCTTCAAGACGCTCGCCGACACCGCGCAGATACCAATGGACCAAGCCAAGAAAATCTTCCCGCAGATTGCGCTGATGGCCAAGGGCGCTGGCGTCGCGCCGAAGGCCATGGCGCGGTCGGTTGCTGACGTGCTGCGCAATCTCGAAATTGCGCCGGAGCAAGCTGGCGAAGCCATGGAGATCATGTCGGCCGGTGCCCGACATCTCAGCGTGGACATTGACAAGATCGGACCGCACATGTCCGAGCTAACCACCTACATGACCGATCTTGGCTACAGCGGCACCGAAGCGCTGGTTCAGATCGAGGCCATCATGGCTTCGCTCAACAAGACGACCGGAGACACCGGCGAGTCGGCTGCTCTGTTCGAGCGACTGATGCAGAACTTGGGCGCCAGCGCCAAGGACTTGGGATTCGCCTCGCAAGAAAGCATGATGAGGGCGATCAAGGGCACCGAGAATCCGATAGCGACCGTGATTGAATTGATCCGCACTGCCACCGATCAGGAAGCGGTGCTCGGCAATAT